TCTGAATAGTTATTTCGAGTGGAAGCAAGGGGGCTCGAACCCCACTCTATTCCTCTTACTTTCCGCATATTTACTGGCTTTCTAGGTGTTTTTTGTTGATTACTTTTGACTACTTTCGCAAAAATAGTAGTCAAATCACCTTGCCTGTAAATCTGGTATACTACTCAAAATAGACGATTTCTTTTCAATGGTTTTCCTGTTCCTATGATAGTGTATTTCTGATGTCATAATATCTGTATGCCCCATCTGATCCATAACAAGTCTCTTATCCACATTGTTATCCATAAGAATAGTTCCATATGTCTTTCTTACTTTGTGCGGTGGCTTTGGATAAATTTTCAATTTCCTGCAAAGCCTTTTCTGCCTTTGTCTAACCGCCTGTGCGGTGATCCTAATATCATTTTTTGTAAAAATGTAATCTCCAAACGGATTCATGTGTTTTATTTTATCGCAAATCCATACATAATCACTTGGTATAATTGCTGTTCTGATTCCTGCCTTGGTTTTAGGATACTCTTTTACTTCAACAACATTGTTTCCGTTTTCATCTTTATACTTCGTCTCCGTTCTGCGAACGTTAAAAGTATTATCAGAAAAATCGGAATGCCTTAATGTTACAACTTCTCCGATACGTACGCCAGTTAAAAACATAAGCAATATCGCAACATTAGAAGTATCAAGGTGGCTGACAAGATACTTAATCATTACATCAGTTTCATATTCGTCGAATACTTCTTCATAGTCTTCTTTTATTACTTTTTTAAAATCACTATCAGATACGTCAAGATTATCAAACAGTTCTACGATATTAAAATCAATAAGTTTGCGTTTTTTCGCTCTTTTAAGAAATGTTCTTGTAATTCCTTTTAGACCGGAAAATGATTTAGGTGTCAACTCTTTATCGGCAATTTCTTCCTCTAAAAAATCCCCCCATTCATCTTCTGATATTGATTTTATTCTTCGCTTTCCCAACTCTCCATAGTGTCTGAGAAAATATCTCTCGTCTCTGTCGTATGTTGCTTTACATATCTTTTTAAGAGACAATCTCCGGTCTTCACATTCGTAAAACACTTCTGTAACTGTTGGATTTTGCTCTTTTTGGTAGTAAAACTCAATAACTTCTTCTTTGATATCTTCCTCGCTTTTCTTTTTTACAAGTCTCCTTCCTTTTTCTTCATCTGGCAAATAAGTTCTCCAGTATCCGTCTTTGCCTTTGTTGATTGCGTATTGGTGTTTCTTCAGATACTCCTCTTTCTTTTTCATTTCAATGCTTTTTTGCAAAGATTCCGTGTCAATCATACCATTGCTAACGGCATATTGCAATATTTCCATATCAGAAAGTTCCAAATCTATCACCTTCTAACCGCTTAAGTTTATTTTTTATAGACCTTACTCTTCTTTCTACAGTAGTTACAGAAATGGAATGTCTAAAGGATATTTCTTTTTGAGAAATTCCTTTAGACAAATCCCAAAACACTTTCTCTTCCTCTTCCGTGAAATTGGCGTTCCGGAAGATTTCTTCAAGTTCTGGCTTAGTCAGTTTTGACAACTTCATAAGCCAGTCTCCTTTTCTAAATTTCAGTTTTATTGTGTAACGTTACGCATAATTACACAAATAATCAACCAAACAATTTCCTAAATGCACGATCAGAAGAACTAATAACCCTGTCCCAGTCAAGTTCACATTTGCAGTAAGGACAGCAGGCATATTCCCGGGCAACTCCCATGCCACATTCCACACAGCGGAAATCTTCGTCTACTCTGTTTCCTGCACTGTCATACGTTCTTGCCACGCTCTCCGGTGCTAATACCTTAACAAGCCGTATTCTTCTCATATTACACCTCCGATAAATATACATCCAGCGCCTTCTGGATCGCCCAGGAGATAGGTCTGTCCTGCTGGTGACAGTAAGCTACCAGTTTCTCATACTGCTCCGGATCCATGCTGATATTCTCCCGGATGTTCTTCCGGATGTTCTTCTTACCTTCTTTCTTCGGTCTCGCCATACATATCTCCTTTCTGTTACACAAATTTTCCGATATTTCAGTTTAGATGTTCATAACACCAGACTTCCATCCTGCTTTTTTAGCCTCTTCTGAAAGAATCTCATTTTCTTCAGCTATAGCCATCCTTTTTTTAGGTTTACATTTTATTTTTTCCGTACATTCTTTATTTAGCCTTACACACCATCCACATGGTGTTTCATATTGGCAAAACATTGTTCCAAACATATTACATTCCTCCATTAAATCCTAATATTTCAGTTTAAGACACTTTAAATCTGTCTCTCGCCGCAGAACGGAACATCATAAAAAGCATTTCCGATAATGGTTTTTCCCTGTCTCTGCGTTTTGCCTTCTTAATTACTGTCAATTCTCTCCAGTTATTACGCCAACTGCTTTCTGTTGGAACAAGTACCCCTACAAAGTAAGGGATTTTATTTGAAACCGCCACATAAACTTCTTCCGGCATCACAAGATAATTGTAATCGCCTATAAAGTTCAAACCGTGTCCTGAATTGAAGTCTTCAATAGAAGATTTTACTTCATAACAATAGAAATCCCCTTTTTCAATTCCAGAAACTGTGTTATTAACAGGCTTAAATTTCATATAGTCCACTCTGATTGCATGTCCTGTAGCATAATCAAATGTGACCTCTTTAGCCATGTAAATTCTTGTGTCATTTTTAGGATTTATGTATTTTTCCAACGACATGGACAGTTTCTTTGTAATTTCCGGTCGGTTGCTCATCTCTACCTCCTAAATTCTAATATTTTCATTTTCTTCCGGAGAATACCTGCGTAGTATTCCGTTATCTTGTATTTAGGGCACTCGTCCCTCCACATCTCCCGTCCTGTCTTGCCATCCCAGTGAATGCACTCATTGCAGTTAAAGCACGGATTGTCCATCTCTCCCTGGCAATGATCAAAGCATTCTGCGCTATTAGCACAGTGCTCGCAGATACATCCAATGCAGCTCATGTCCTACCTCCACTAAATCCTAATATTTCAGTTGACCTTAACCAGCATATCAGCCTTAATCAAATCATATATAATATCTAGTGAATCTCTACGATCTCTGTATTTGCAATTTGGATTTTTATGTATTCGTGGATCATCGTCTTTCCAATCATTAACACAAAAAAGACAATTACTTACGAAAAGCATTTTGCACCCGTTGGCAACGCACAAGTAGTAACATTCGCTTTTTCCTGCTATTCCTTTACAACGCTTAAATCCGTACTTTTCAAATTCTTTTGCTTCACAATTTGGTTTTAACATTTCATTCCTCCGCTAAATTTCAAAATCCATGCACAAATACTTACCGTTGTCCATCTTCCAATAATACTGTCCTATGTACCAGTCCTCGCCCAAAATTGTTTGTTTACAATATTCCCCCTCTTCGATCTGTTCTTCTCCTTTCGGTTCATCAACCACATAAGCGTTTTTTATATCACATCCATCAACATCTACATTCTCCTGGAACCAATCAGCTATCTCTTCATCAAGCTGATTTCTCTGTTCTATTTTTTCTCTTATTTCTCTTGGAATTATCATGTTTCTCCTTTCTACTGTAAATTTCAGCTCATGTCCTACCTCCGCTAAATCCTAAGTTACATACTTAATTCCTTACTGCATTCAGGTACTCCTTGCATTTCCGATACACTTCCGAATCAAATTCTTTCCGCTCATGCTCATATGCGCTGTAATCTGCCGAACTGCATCCGGCAATCTGTGCCATCTTAAACATGGACACTTTCGCATCTCTTCTGAGTGCTGCAATGTAGCCTGCATACATCCCTTTGTCTCCGTTGGCTAACTGTATTCTTTCCATTTCCTGAATGTCTTTCGATGCAGACATTTCCATTATTTGCTTTATTGTGCATTCTTCGTTGTGGCAATCATAAAGGCAACCGTGGATTCCATTCTTGCCATCGAAAAAGCCAACCACATATTTTGTAGGTTCCTCACAGTCATTACATTTTGCATTTATAACCATAATTTTCACCACCTTTTAACTTACCGAACTACCGAATTTTCCTC